TGAACATTCAGCGATCGACGAAATGATTCATGCTCAAGTTTGGCTATTCGCTCTCTAAGTTCATTCATCTCAGAGAGTAGCGCTTCTACTTCGGCATCAATCAAACTTTTAATATGTTCTGTATTCATAATTTTTTAAAGATGGTAGCTGTGGTCGGACTCGAACCGACAAGCCTTAACGGCAACGGATTTTCGTACCACTATAGTTTTCACTACCCTTTCGGTTTGTGGTCTGGACTATACCTTGATCATAGTATCTCTACCTTAGATCCTCGCCGTCTAGTCTCTACACCTTCCTAATTTCTTAGGCTTGGCTCGGGGTTAGCATTTTAAAGCCTTCACCGAATTTGACGAGTTCTACTCCTATCTTTTCAAACAGGGCACTCAAATTTCTTTAAGTCCGCAATGTTTACCAATTTCATCACACAGCCATAGTTTTGTTAACGTTTTTTCCTCTATATGTAGAAGTTTGTGAATGACAGTTAGGACATAACATTCTGAGATTACTCAAGCGATGATCATGTCTTATGCCGTTAATATGATCCAATTCGCAATTGATTGGCATATTATCCCATTCAGTTATATTACACTTAGAGCATTTATTTTCTATCAATCCCTCTTTAAGAAGCCTGTTTTTAAGTTTAAATGTTTGATAATGAGGATGTTTACCATCCAATATTTCGTTTAAATTCGTTGAGACTTTTCCAATTTTAGATCCTCCCTTACACCCTTGATTTGGTGAATACAGACCAAATTGTTCAGCCTTTCGTTTGAATGTTGAAAAGTGTAAATTTAATTTTATAGAAGCTTCTCTCATTGTGTTTGAAGAATCTATTGCATTTTTGATTTGATCATATGAAATGGTAAGCATAAAGTTATTTATACGAGTGTTTACCAATTTCATCACACAGCCATAGAAAATTTAGAGGTTGTCGACGAGATGTTTGTTCGACTTTAGGGACCTCATGCTCCTGTAAGCGATACCACCACAGTACCGAAATTTTATTTGGTGAGAACGAAGGGATTCGAACCCCTGACCTAGGGAGTAGAAATCCCTTGCTCTAATCCACTGAGCTACGTTCCCGTTTTTCATATTTAATTAAAGTCAAAGGTGTCTACAACGATGTCATGTTGCTTAAGAAGACGAACCGCGTTGTCACGTTTGCGTTTGTTGTTCCAGAAAAGCTCAATCTCTGCAGCATCGGCATCGTTATAGGTGTGAATGCCGCTTAACGCCATTGCTTCCATATAGCATTCAGCTGTGTGAAATACAATCGAATATTGTTTTGTTTTCATATCGTTATTATGATAGTGTTCCTTTTATTTCCTTAGCGATCACAGAAGACAATGTGACTCATGCCTCCGTGATGCATTTCGCTGTACAGAAGTTCTTTATAACGGATTAGATATTCAAACTCTCCAGGTGACATAGTAGAAAAGACACCTGATTCAAACTCAATCTCTACTAATTCTTTAGACACCGTTACCTGCTTAATGACCTCCTCGTTTTCATGAACTGGAGAGCCATGCATTACTTTCTTACCAATTACTTCAGTGATGTTCATATTATATTGTGGTGTTTTATTGCTTAGCTGAGCTTCTTGATCTCGAGCAGTTGCAGTACCATCGGACTACCATCGATGAAGAAGAGGATGGTGTTGTCTCCAATGCTGATATTATCTACCTTGTCGAGATAGGTGAAATCTTGCATGTCATAATCAGCAATGTACAGCCTATCTTGATCATCATAGCCAACATACTGCATGAACTCGCTGTTAACAACAACAGCATATGCGCTTGATACCAGGTCAATGAATTCTTCTTGTGTGATGTTCTTCATATTGTGTTGGAGTTTTTCAAAAGATCAGACTTCAGCATTAACCTCACATTCGTTGATCACATAATCATCATATGCGGTATTTTCATAACGATTGTTGACACGATCAGCATCAACCTTAGCCTTATAAGCATCTAGTGCGCAATTTGCTTTTTTAAGTGAGCTATAGGCTCCTAATACGTCGTCGCCTTCATAGTCTACGCGTCCTAATAAGAGAAATATTGAAGATTTGTTTTTCATATTGTGGTTGGTGTTGCTTACATGGTTATTATAGCATAAACCCCACAGAAAGTACACAACTTTTTTCATAAAAGTGAAAAAAGGTCCCGAAGTTAAGCCCCGTATAGAGAAAAACTGTCCTCCAGGACTCATTTTTTGTGAAAATTTGCCCATGACAGATTGCTGCTACACTCACCCAGGGCTGGGGCTAGCTAGGAACCACACCTAGTTGTGTCATGACATATTTAGATTCGCGCATGATACGAATTGCGAGGGGGAGGGTTTTAACCTCCACTCTAGACTATGGGCCTAGCGATCTCCGTATGATCCCTCTCGCAAAGTGTTTTCCCCACTACCGAATAATTGACCAGAGTCAACTTGAAGAAACGCAGTGACTATTTCATCTTGGTGGCTAATTCCAAGACTAGTTTAATGTGCGTCGGATTACATTCGGCGTCACCGGGTTGCCATCCCGTTCTTAGCCTCAATGCTCATTGTAGGATCATCGCCTACAATGGCAGGGAAAAATTGTTATTCTATAGAAGACTGTTTATATGAGCAACTGCGTCTTTTTGTGATGTTTTAGAAAGAGGATTTGAGAAAGATTTTGTCTTACTCAAAGAATCACCAATACTCTTAGCACTATTACGGTCAGAGAGTAACTGAACAGAAATATATTTGTCAGTGTTGTTTAACTTGACATAGACCTGAACTTTGTTTGCAAGTTCCATCCCAAACTCACCACCACTTCGTGTTTCGTTATAGCCAAATTTTGTGACTGCTGCTTTAACATTATTGATGATATACAACAGTGATTCTCCGAATGGTTTTTTTCCGCGAGTACGAATAAACTCAGACTCAATGTATCGAATCACGTTTAAGGTTTCGTCTTTGCTTTCAAGTACTCGCGCTGCAGCTTCAAAAATAGAATCTTCCTTATATTGCATATTGTTTATTTATAAAATGATGGGGTTATTCTCATGTCATGTTTAAACCGTGCGCTGTCTAGTGTGCACCCGTCAAGCGTAGAGGGCATGAAGAGAATAGAAGCCGCTAAGCTTCACCCCAAATTGGTGCGTCATGTGAGGGTCGAACTCACGCCTTCAGAGTGGAAGTCTAATGTGCTGCCGTAACACTTATGACGCGAAAAATAGACAATGTAGATGGAATCGAACCATTGCCTCGGCGTTGTCGCCTATCCTATCGGACAAGAAACCCTTTGCTTGGGGCGTGCTACCACTACACTATACATTGAAAGTCTTAACGCCTGATCAGGTCAGACACTGCTCGTGTCATTTTACCAATGTCAGCCATTGTTGGAAAGCCGCTGTTTGGGCTGTCGCCGCCTCTAATTGAGAGGATTGGCTTGTGCGTGCCGGTTTTGGCGAGTGCTATATTGCCGCGAATATAGTCATCAGCACCCATCTTGCCCATGCTCATAGTGAGCGTATACTCTTGTCCACCAATCTCAAACGAGACACCAGTATAGCCAGAGTCGAAAAATTTGGCGTGTGTGATTGACCCACGGGGCGTGTCGGCAGAATTTAAAATTGTTTGCAGATAATCTTGAACGCTTTCTGGAACAGACCGTCCAAAGCCAGTGACTGGTGCAATAGCGACCTTTTCGAGAATTTGCTTTGCAGCTTCAACTAGACTGTCTGGTTGTGTAGAATTAAATGCGTTCATACTACTATTTATAAAAATGGTGGGCAGAGCTGGATTCGAACCAGCGTAGGCGTTAGCCAGCAGATTTACAGTCTGCCCCCTTTAGCCACTCGGGCATCTACCCATTAGCAATGTATGGTTATTGACCCACACGGAATCTCAAGCCTTATGCGCATTTAACTCACCGATTGCCATTGCTAAAAATTGGTTGCGGGGGTGGGAGTCGAACCCACACCGAAGCCTAGCTTATGAGACTAGTTCAGCACCACTACTGACTGCCCCGCGATTGAAAATTGAGCCGACTAGAGAGGCGACATAGACACATTCCCGTACGCACCTGCATATGCAGTCCTGCACGTCATCTGTGTCTATATACCGGGCATGGAGCCCGTGCACCTCTCTAGCGGCAAAGTTGGCAGAGGTACAAGGATTCGAACCTCGACAAACAGAATCAAAATCTGTGGTGCTACCGTTACACAATACCTCTATGGCACGTCACCACAGATTCGAACTGTGACAAAAGGTTTTGGAGACCTTTGTGCTTACCGTTACACCAATGACGTATAATGGTGGACCTGGTGAGAATCGAACTCATCATTTCACAGATTCCTTGCAAAGGATTCCGGCTGCCCACAGCTCAGGCCCCATATTTAATATCCCAAATTTGTATTTTTTCTAAAAGTTGTGCTAATGCCAACGAGCATTTTGTATGTTTTGAAACATTATCATTATGGCGCAATAACATGCAATTAGCAGGATGTGATATAATCTTTGGATCAATATTGTTTTCATAACCATATTTTACGGATATCATATGATCACGAGATACGCCATTTAGATTATCTCCACGATTTTTTGGAAGATACCATCCATACTTTTCTATAAGAGAAAAATCAAATTCAAGTGGATATTTTTTTAACGAAAAATTAAAAGCACATTCATTTCTATATCTTTTATAGTCATCCCAATTTCTTTTTCTATATTCTAAAATACATTTTTTGGAGCAATATTTTTTGCGTTTACCAGAAAATGATGTATTACAACACAGACAAGTATTGGTATTGTCTTTTAATAATTTTGCTCTAACCTTTGATTTAAAATCTTCTGATCGTGGCCCACGAGCATTTGCACAACTTCTAGAACAAAATAAATTCGGCGGAGGTGTTTGACCTTCTTTATATTTAACAGAAAATGTGTTGTTGCATTTTTTACAATTTCTTTCCAATGATAATATATTAGTTGAGGCTACTCGTTTTTTCCAATTATTTCTATCTGGATTTTTTTCACACCATCTAATATGATTAGCGAAAAGAGAAGTATTTAATGAAAATGACTCATTGCAGTGTTTACATATTTTCAAACCATCCATAAATCTATTTATATGGAGTTAATCAAAATCGAACTATTTACACACTAAAAATGGTCGGGTAATTGAGAATCGAACTCAACTAAACTTGCTCCCAAAGCAAGCGCCTCGCCAGTCGGCCTTTACCCGTAAAATATGGTACACCCAGTTAGACTCGAACTAACGACCCCCGCGTTATCAACACGGTGCTCTAACCAAACTGAGCTATGGATGCACTTTAAACTGGAGCCTCCTGTCCGATTCGAACGGACGACCTGCTCATTACAAATGAGCTGCACTACCACTGTGCTAAGGAGGCGTAAAATTGACTCCTGCGACACGGCTCGAACGTGTGACCTAGTGATTACCTACTACTATAGCTTTCGCTACCTTCTCAGTTTGTAGTTTATTTATATTAGGCTTTATGAACAAAACCAATTTTCATACCAAGGTATTGAACAACATTACCATCATCACCGAGAAGACGTGCTTCAACTTTCTCATCATGAGTTCCGCGAATCACTACATCTGGAAACTCATTGCGAAGAGCATTAAGCTTTTTCATAAATGCTTCAAGGCGTACTTTGTTTTCTTTAGTAGGTAAAGTTTGTTTAAGTGCTTCGTCTAAATCGATCTCCATGGCGGATTCAAGTGCGCCTGTTTGTTGAACAACCAGTGACTTGTTATACGAGTCCTGAGCCATTTTACGATATGCATTGGTAATGTTGCTATGTGTATTCATATATTACCTTATTTATATAAGGAGAGTTTAAACTCACGACCTGCTCATTACAAATGAGCTGCACTACCACTGTGCTAAGGAGGCGTAAAAATTGGCTCCGACTCGTGGGTTCGAACCACGGACCTAGTGATTACCTACTACTATAGCTTTCGCTACCCTTTCAGTTTGTAGTCTGGACTTTCTCATTATCTTCAACATTACTTGTAAGATACCAACCGTCAAGTCTCTACACGTTCCTCTTTCGAGGCTTCGCTCGGGATTGGCATTTTAAAGCGTTCCCCGAATTTGATTGGTTTTTCATAAAGTATTTCTACTTTAAGCTGCCATTATGACAGTCACCCGCTCTGCCGCTGAGCTAAGTCGGATTGTGAAATTATTCGTCAAATGAATTTAACCAACGCTTCTCACGTACGCGTTGGGCATGAGTAGACCACATACAACCGCATGTAAATCCTAGAGCATGCATTTCAAAATAGTTTTGAAAGCGTGAATGATCGCGAGTGACCCTAAACTTAGGTTCACCACTCTTAAGCGGTAGTTTTATTGAAAGGTAAAATTGACCGACCTTGATGTATGTTGAGGTGCGAATGACTATTTTCATTGTATATTATTTATTGGTACTCACGCGGGAAATCGAATCCCGATTGTGCGGATGAAAACCGCAAGTCCTAACCATTAGACGACGTGAGCATGGGTTGTAGATGGACGCACGTTCCAGTAACGCTCTGGACTAGGCGGTTTTGCAGACCACTGCATGACTTCTCTGCCAACGTGCGAAAGTGGTACTAGAGGTGGGACTCGAACCCACACACGGCTCGATGGCCGATTCTACCCCCTTATAAAGAAGGACCTTTAACCAATTCAGGACACTCTAGCATTAAAAATTTGTTCTTGAATTTTATCCCATGTAAGCATTGTTTTATCGAGAATTAAAACTCGTATTGAATGGGTCTGTTCAACAATTTTAATTTTTTCGCAATCACTAAACCCCATAGATGGATTAATGTTATTGATGAGAAAATCATTTTTAGGATCTAGATATACATCAAAATCTGGCAGATAAAAATCTGGTGTATATTGTCTACTTTTATTGAATGGATCGATATAATCGAATTTTTTTGGCTTTATCCATCTTATGGAATTACTATCTAAAGATTTTGCAACATATACTTCATAAGAAGAACCAAATTTATGTCCATTATATTCGCATTTAGTATTAACAAATTTACCACCAAGACCACGACGTTTAGCATGATCTGACATATTTTTTCTTAATTCTGAAGTGCTCCTAGTTTTAGCTGATGCAGACATCTTTTGTCGCGTTTCATTAGAAACTTCCACTGCAATTGGTTTTGGCAAATTTAATTTAATTGCTTTAGTATACTGATTTGTTCCATTTCCTTTGCGGGCATTCATAGATTCCATCCAACGAATAGTTTTACCATTTGGTAGTTTTTCACTTGGAGGTAATTTATCTTTTATTTTTCCATTTTCACATGCCCTTACATGTCTAGAATAGGCAAATTTTGAAATTTCTCTATTACATACTGGGCACAAGGAATGGTCATTCATATAGTTATTTATAAAAATGAGCAAGGAATCCGCTCTACCACTGAGCTACAGGAGGGAAAAAATTTATCGGTTAATCATATTGGCATGTCGACAAGGAGCGCAAAAAATGTGCGCTGCAACTACACTCGACTATGACTTTTTTATAGGGACCGAAAACTCCTATATACAAACCTTTGACATCGCATCACACTGTGATCCAAGCCGTACAACCACGGACGTTCTCAACTTTCAATAGCAGTTGATGGTGCGTTCAGTTATGAAACTTTTGTTTCTTGTTGCTTACAGAGACATTATACACTAAACTCTCTCACATGTAAACATCTTTTTATCTATAAGTGATTTATTTATATTGTAAAAAATCCTTCCACTCTTCACGAATCGTAACCTTTTCACTAAGCGCGCTAAACTCAATGTCCTTTAGCATCTTAGGCTTTACTTCAGAGCCGTGAATGTTGAAATATGGAAACTTGTTTGATTTTTTAGTATTACACTTTTTGCAAGACAGCACGATATTGTCGTCGTTGTTTCCGCCTCCACGACTGCGAGGAATGAGATGATCGCGAGTCGCAGTCGTGTATGGAATTTTCTTTAGACAATATTGACACTCACCTCCATAGATATGGTACAGTTGACGAAGATTGATTGCACGCGGCTGCTTTTTGCCTTGCTTGTAGTGACCAAAATAGCCTGGCACCACTACAATTGTAGGAATTGCCCACAGTGTGTCGACACTACGAAGCGCAGGATTGTCTGGACTGAGATGATCGTCGTTCGCGATCCAGCTGCTCCAGTCTCGTATATTTCCATACTGGTCATAGGCTTTTACGCCTCCAACCATCATGTTTCGAATTGCAGACCGAGCAGAAAAAAATCCACATGGTTGAAAGCCTGCAGTCAATACGAGTGTAGTCTTATGAGAGGGAAAAACTGGAATCATTGACAGACGAGAGTATAGCCACCAAACTTAGAGCGCACAACGTTGTTTATATAGACTGCAATGTGTGATGCATCTTCTAAACGAATTCTAGTGTGACTACGAAAGATTGAGCGGCCGCTAAAAATAGAATATTTGTGACGGTTTGGATTATTTTTGCCAAGGCGACCATAGAGGTCAACACGTTTAAATTTTCCAACATAGTCTGGAGACTCCATCTCTTTCAAACGCTCTCTTAAATTATGAGCTTTTACTTCATTGCGCAGCTGTTCAATATACTGTTTTCCAGCCTCGTTATTTTTAACCCGTAGTACTGTTCGTTGTGTGTTCATATTAGTTAAAGAAAAGATAGATTGCTTTGAACAGAGCGCTGATGAATCCAATCATACAGACTCCAAAAAATAGTGATATCAAGATGGCTAGTGGATAAAAATCCGATGGTTTCATGTGTTATTGATTTTCGATTGAAATGCTTGCAAGAATCGCAAGCGTTGCATAGATGCAAAAGAATATGTATACTGGTTCCATGTTATGCTTCAACGACCGTGATTTGAAATCTTTTGTCACCGATTGTGAGAACTAATCCGCTATCACGAGTGAGCATGCCTACTTCGTCGTAGCTGCGAATGCCGATGCTTTCATCTGGATCATCAGAACCATACTCTTCATGATACATGTAGAGTGCTTCAGTGATCATGTCAATTACGTCGTCTTCAGTGTTCATATATTTATGTGATTAGCGATTCTTCAAGCGGACGAAGACATCCTTGTTGTCTTCCATGATTTGGCTTAGAGTTTGGAAGCAATAGTCAAACCAGACTTCTTGAGTGATTTGACCAGCTTGAACCTTGGCAAACATTTCTTTGTATTCGGTGGCATTCATGATGTGTTGTTGTGGTTCGGGTTTTTTTGGGAAATGGCACCGCAGGCTATGGAATTGCACCATGAAACTTTTTAACGCTCTCTCTGCGGACAAGAGGCTCGTTCCTTTTATCTCTGATTTCGTTTGCAAACTCCATCAGTAAATTTGTTTTTGAAAATGGTGTCCCCTGCGAGGAGTCGAACCTCGTCTCCCAGGCTATTGATCGAGCTATTTGCACTTCGCTCAACCTTAGTGTCTGGCGGGCCAGTACTTCAGGGGAAAATTGTTTTTTGAAAGTGATGAGCAGTTTTTAGAGATGCTCAACTCTCTAGAGCGGTTTAACGAGTGCCCGAAGCTCAAAGCTTTTTAAGAGATGCTCAGCTCTTGTGATTACCAACTACCATTCATGGTTTGGATAAAGATGATGAACCAAACCGCGATATTGATTCCGATGAAAATTCCTAATGTTTCTTTCATATTGTGTTTTGTTGCTTACATGGTCATTATATACTAAAATGCAGAGAAAGTACACAACTTTTTTCAAAAAAGTGAAAAAAGGTCCCGAAGTTAGGCCCCGTATAGAGAAATCTAGTGCTCCCAAGGTCTAAAAATGTCAAATTTATGACTTTTTATGCAAAAAATACCCACCAAAGTGTGCATCGTTGAGAGGCATGGTGGGTCTGCTCGAGAGTTATATTTGACAAAAATCAAAAGAGTTTATTTACTCCTTTGGTATAGCTGTTTTAATTAGTGCACGATGTTCAAGGCGAGCCTTCGTGTTATCTTTCAATGATACACTAATATCATTTTCTTCCAATATATCCAATATCGCTTGTATTGAGTCATAAAGATGACCAATATCTTCTTCACTAAATTGTGGATAATTAGATTGTCTTTTACGAAGCCAGTCGTAGTTAGATTGCTCTTCTTGTAATATATTGATTTGTTCTTGATTTTCTATGTTCATGACTAATTATTTATGATGATATTTGTAAACCAGCTGGTTTTACTAAAGTACTAAATGCATTATTTGGAGAAGTTAATTGACCAGTTGCTTTTACAATAAATGCTGCTGTTGTTGAGCCTGGTACACTAACACCAATTGTACCACCAAAGTTATTACCATATAAAACTATTTCAGGCCAGACAAGTAAATATCTATTGGTAGCTACTTGTCTGCCACTAATTGAAAATTTTGGAATGGTATATGTAACTGGTCCTAATGGTAATACAGGATTTGTAATTGCGGCTGCAAGTGCATTAAAAGCGACAGGCGAATTGACGCGTGCTGTCGGCGAATCTGACCATTGCGCGTTAATGTAAATAAACAAATTAGTAGCACCGGCCAAATTTGTTACACTTGAGTAATCATATCTAACTGATAGATTATATATGTCTACACTTGTAACATTCATAACGCTTGAAACGTTAGCCAAAGAATCCCATACAAGATGTATATTATATGGGTGCGTAAATACGCCATTTATACGACCAATAGGATTATACGTTGTAGTATTTAATCCACCCAAATAATTAATATCTTGCGTAGCAACTACAACAGAAGTTGAGGGTACTTGTTTAATTACTAGAGAACCGTTTGTTATTCCTAAAGTATCATCATCTACTTTAACACCCAAATTGCCCTGTGAGTCAACTGCAAATGCACCACTACTATTATATTTGATATAGTTACCAGCAATTATACCGTCACGTGCAACTAATTTACTAACTACAACAGTACCAGACACTGAATCTAAATAATAACCAGCTGTGCCAACGTTTATAGTACGTACTCCAGTATTTGGGTTTGTAAGTATTTGCCCATTAAAATTATCACTTTGTATATTTTTAGTCAACACAAAATCTGTTACCAAATTGCTAGCAGCAATTATATTTGATGCTAGCATACTATTAGATGCGATAGCACCAGCAGCAATTTTACCCGCCGTAATAGCTCCAGCATCAATTGTAACAGCAGTAATAGCATTGGCAGCAATCGTACCTGCAGTAATAGCATTGGCAGCAATCGTACCTGCAGTAATAGCATTGGCAGCAATCTTACCAGCAGTAATAGCATTGGCAGCAATAGCATTGGCAGTAATAGCATTGGCATCAATCTTACCAGTAGTAATAGCATTAGCGGCAATTTTATCAGCAGTAATGGCATCAGCTGCTATTTTAGCTGCAGTAATAGCATTGGCATCAATCTTACCAGTAGTAATAGCATTAGCGGCAATTTTATCAGCAGTAATGGCATCAGCTGCTATTTTAGCTGCAGTAATAGCATTGGCATCAATCTTACCAGTAGTAATAGCATTAGCGGCAATTTTATCAGCAGTAATGGCATCAGCTGCTATTTTAGCTGCAGTAATAGCATTAGCGGCAATTTTATCAGCAGTAATAGCATTGGCATCAATAGCATTGGCAGTAATGGCATTAGCGGCAATTTTAGCTGCAGTAATAGCATTGGCAGTAATCTTTTCAGCAGTAATGGCATTGGCAGCAATCTTTTCAGCAGTAATAGCATTGGCAGCAATAGCATTGGCAGTAATGGCATTGGCAGCAATTTTAACTGCATTAATAGCATTGGCAGTAATCTTTTCAGCAGTAATAGCATTGGCAGCAATAGCATTGGCAGTAATGGCATTGGCAGCAATTTTATCAGCAGTAATGGCATTGGCAGCAATAGCATTGGCAGTAATGGCATTGGCAGCAATTTTAACTGCAGTAATGGCATTGGCAGCAATAGCATTGGCAGTAATGGCATCAGCTGCTATTTTATCAGCAGTAATAGAACCAGCACTTATTGATATTGCTGATAATACACCAGATGCAATTTTATCAGCTGTAATAGATCCAGCAGCAATCTTACCAGTAGTAATAGCATTGGCAGCAATCTTACCAGCAGTAATGGCATCAGCTGCTATTTTGTCTGATGTTACAGCCTCTATTGCAATCTTGTCTGCAGTAATAGAACCAGCACTTATTGATATTGCTGATAATACACCAGATGCAATTTTATCAGCTGTAATAGATCCTGATGCAATTTTATCTGCAGTAATAATATTAGCAGACAATACGTTTGTTATTGCACTATCTATAAATTGTTTGGCAGTTATTCTTTTATTTGTACCAGAATCTGACATGCTCTTATCACTTGTATCTACTACTTGAATTAAGTAATTTGATGCAACGGTCAATAATGGGTCTAATTGGGAAGTCTTTGCCATATAGTCTATTTATACTTTTTTCTTCTTCTCTTCAGCGCGTATGCGACTCTGTATCTTTTTGCCGCGCTTTTCCAAACGATCAAGTGCCTGATGTGCGTCCATCCAAATATCTTTGTCTTCAAGCATCTCTTTAATCTCGCCTTCGGTAAGAAAGTCTGAATACATGTCTTTGAAAAGATTTGCACTCCAGTTGCGTTCATGAACCATGCCATGATACATCTCGCCGCCTTTGCCAGCAGTACCAGCACTATAGTTATGAAATAGGAACATGCTATGATCTGTAATCATATACTCATCAGCCATTAGGAAAATTAGCGTTGCAGCACTCATGCATGCCCCTTCAACACTTACCATAATATGGGCTTCAGTTTCAGAGAGTGCCTGCATAAATTGAATGGTAGTAAACAGGTTACCTCCTGGGCAATTGATATGAATCTTTACTACATCGGATGGACGACTATTGCGTATATCATGAAACCATTGTATATAGTCACTTGCATCACCAATCTCTTCAGAAAGATAATACTCTTTGACTGCACCATAGTCGCTCGTAAAGCAATCATTTGCGCCGCCTTTTAGTAGATCCAGTAAGCCCTTATTTTGTATGTTGTGTTTATGCATGTCCAAATAGTTTTTTGGTATTATATTCATTTATAGTTTTAAAAAGTTCATCCGTCCAACAATCTCGTTTTTGCACAAAAACCAGTGGTTGCGAACTGTTTTCTACAGCCATAACGATTACTCCTTGACTTACTGGTGTGCCTGTACGCTCTTCACACATAATAGCATATGCCGCCATCTGTATAAAATAACTGTCAATCTCATCTTCTGTTTTAGCTCGAGAACTTGTCTTAAAATCGATTATGCTCAGCCGACCATCAAATTCTGCGATGAGGTCAACTCGACCAGCGAGTCCAAGATGATCTGAGTAGAGTGGAGCCTCTTGAAGACATACGTTATCGATTCGGTTATCCAAGACAGGCTTGATAGAGTTAAACATATCTTTTACATGAGGCATCTCTCCTTCAGCAAAATATGAATCAATGTTATCAATATATCGTTCAACCGCTGCATGTAAAGCTGTGCCTCGCGTGCTTGCATGCCGGGCTACACGTGCTGCTTCAACTTCGCCAACTCGTGTTCTCCATTCTTGAAGTGCACCTTTGTTACGAATGCCTAATACAGTAGTAATACTAGGATAGGCTTTACCATTAGGCGTCATATAAAAGCGACCAGAAGTGGTAGTGTTTGCTTCTAGATCACTATAGCCAAGATCTATAGGTGAGTGCGTAAACTTTTTTCGATTCATTAGAGTTTATCCCAATCAACAAATAGTTTTTGTTGTATTTCTTTATCTCTTCGATTGTCATCAAAGCGATTTTTCTTAAATTTTTTATTGCGAGAATAATCATCATGACCATCATCGTAATAACCATGTCCCTTTTTCTTGTCTCTATTTTTTCTGCTTCGTCCCATATCTCAACGGGTTTCTATTTTTGCTTGTCTTCCGCTTGCTTTTTTTACTTTGTTTAGTACGTCATTCCATCCACTACCAGCACGTTGAAGTATTGTCTTGCCTCCTTCATATGATATACCAGGAGCGGAGATGACGCGTTTTACGTTTCCAGCCAAAGCGCAGTGCGGGCATGGTTCGCTCAGCGGCAGGTCACGCGAATCCATAGGCAAACTTGCGTCCCAATAATAGTTGCAAGATGTGCAATTATATGTGTATGTCATATTATTCTATGCCAAGATTTGAAAAGGCCTTTTTAATGAGTGAAGACGTAAGTAGACTATATTTTTTATGTAGTTTTTTATCTTTCATTGCAATTAAAATTTCTGCATCAGATGCATGAACATTTTCTAACAGTTTGATAAAGGCCATCTCCTTTTTAATCTTGTCATATGTAGTATTACCAACTAAAAGTCGAGGCAACACATCAATCTGTTTTCTTAGCGGAGAAAAATTTACTCCTGCTGGGTTTGGGCTAGGCGTATATGGAGGAGCACCTACCGGTAAATCAAATTTTATATCAGGACGAAATGCTGCCTGAAGTATAGTCTTTAATTCATAAGATTCATTTTCTTGAAGTATGCGCACACGATCAGCAACTTTGTCTGTCGTCTGTATGCTTTCAAAAATTTCAAACGGATGTTTTGTTCTGTTGTTTGATGCAGTTTGTGGTCTCATAATGTATGGTTTTATTTATGTGTAAAAAATTCTTCAGCACATGATACTAACATGTTGCAACGCTTAGAGATAAGATAGTTAAGTATTTTAGAGTTTCCGACAGAAGCACACTCGGAATATGCAGATAGAATTGAAGCTTTTACATTTTCTGGTGTTTTGCTAAGATCAATTATTGTGCTATTACGAATATAGTTGCGATAGACTGTTTCTGGAAGAACACTTTGTAGTTTACCTTCATGCGCAGCAGCAATCCATGCTGTCATTTTAGTTGAACTGAGTGGTGTTTGACGACCGCCATCAACAAATACAGTATCAGATGACAAGACATTTGGAATGCCATCACCACTGTCACCACGAAAGATATGCTCATAGAGATAATTAGCCGGGTTTTTATCACTCAACATCTTTTTAGTCATTGGACTGTACTGAGAGACATTATCATACTTTTGAAGTTGAATAAAATCTTTGTCTGCGCTGATAATCATTACGGGTTCGTGCTGGCCAAACTCTTGAGTAGATTCAACGAGTGTGCCAATAACATCGTCAGCTTCTGCGCCTTGTACAACTACTACTGGATATGGCATATGCTCAACTATTTCATCACGTATCTTGTTTATAATACCAAAAATTTCTTTCCAGTCAAGATCAGACGCCTCACGACTCTTCTTGCGTCCAGCTTTGTATTGCGGATAATACTCTTTACGCCAACTGCCGCCATCACATGCGATAATCATACGTCCATACTTTTCTCTATACTTGAGATTATACATTCTCAGCGAATTTAAGATAATATGTCGCATAAAGTCCTCTGTAATTTTCCCAGGACGTGATTGAGAAAATATAGCAGAGATTGCAATTCCAGAATAGTCGATTAGTAACATGATATAATTATACACTAGTGTGACTCAAATGTACACTACTTTTTCCATAAACTTTTCACATGGGCGCTGTGGATTTTTACTCCAATAAATTCGTTGTAAAAATCATCTGTAAGCAGCACCTCTTTGTCAAACTGTTCCTTTGCTTCCATATAAGACAATTCACCTTTAGATTTGCAGAGATATATGATTCGACGAATAAAATCTGATTGCCGTGATTCGACCAAAGCCTTTACAGTTTCACTGCTGCCATAGTATTTTTCCCAATCAGACTGTACACACTTTTTTCTTTTGCGCGTTTTGCCTTTTAGTGGAGCAAGTTTTTTTACACTAGACAACAGTTTTTTGCCAATATATTTTTTGCCATTTAGACTATCAGTTATTTCATAGACAAACCCAATATAACCTTCATCAATCTTCTCTTGAGCAAGTTCGCGAGTAAAAGGAAGTTCATTATATAGCCATGTCATAAATTATATATTAAATTTCGTCATCACGAGAATCGTCTTCTGTTCCATAGATACGATAGGTTCCACAAAAAGGGCAATATTCTGGGTAGAGTTCTTCGCGTTCTAGATCTTCAAAATCTTCTTCGTCATCGCAATAGTATTTATCGTCCTCATCATCCCAAGAGACTTCGTAGACGTATTTACATTTTGGGCATCTGTTGTTTTCTATCATTATATTTAATATATTTAAATTATTTTCTGTTATTTATATCATCAACAACGGGGTCGTTCTTTCTTTCAAAATATGCGACAAATGGAACTAATGGCCAAAATGTTAGCATTAAAAGAGCAGACACTATCATAAGTATCGATGCAAATGGTACTACTACAAACATACCAAGTGCATACCAAAATGGAGACAGTTTTATACAGTCTTTACCCTTCACATGTGCTGCAAGTTAAGATTGAACGTGCAAGTTCCTGTGCTGGATTTGCGCTACGTTGATAATACAACGACTTGACTCCTTGTTCCCAAGCAAAGATAAGAAGTTCGTTGA